AGTAAAATTTGGCATGTGCTATAGCCTCCATTATTAATTATTCTGGGTCAGATGTCTCATCTTCGATCTCAAGCACTTCGTATTGTGCGTTTGCTTCGGGCATAGACATACCTGGCATTGTTTCAGATAGTGGTGCATCTAGATCTGTTAGACGTGCATTAGGGTTCAATATTCTGTTCATGAATATCTCTTGCATCTGGATCTTACGATCTAACCAGGCAATCCATACACTCTCGTCGTCGTAGTCACTTGGTGCAGAGCTGGCGAACAATGTCATCTCAGCGTTTGAGATTGCACCTTTTGTCTGAGCAACACGTTCCATAATTTCATCAAGTTTTAGCTTTTTTAAATACAAACGGTCAGCTTGTTCTTTGTTACCAAAAGTAGTACCAACAAGCCTGTTCCATAGATCACCAGGAGACTTACCTGTTACGTTTTTACTACCTTCAAGTATTCTTTTGGCTTCTTGCATTTGGTTAAGAGATATGTTTATTTTATCTAATTTTGCATAGTTCTCTACATCTAGTTTCTCTTGCTTCTCAGCTCTCTTTGCCGCTGCAAGTGCTTCAGCTTTTGCGTTAATTTGGTCAGCATTGTACGCTTCAGCTTCAGCCATACGATTTGCATCTTTCATAGCACCATATTCAGCACCGGCTGCTGACATAGACGCACCAAACCCATCAGAAGCACCTCCCATACCGGCCGCAGCAGCTCTTAAAACCATTTCGCTATTACTAATCTGGTTATTAGGGCGTCTTGAACCACGGGCATTCCCTGTAAGACTATTACTAGTAACATCTAAAATACCAGACTGTGGATTTGCTTCATTTGGATTTTGTAATAGTGGATATCCATAATTCAAACGTGGATCGTTTGGGGCGTTATTTGTTGTAGGGAATTGAGGCATCATTTGATTTTGTATATAATTTACCATGCTTTATGTTCCTCTATTGCCCAAAACCAAAGCCTGGCATACCACCACGTTGGTAACCAGCCATGCCACCATTAATTGCACCAGCTAAAGGGCTGTGCATGTTGGCTACTACTTTTTGACTAGAGTTAGGTGCTCTACCTAAGATTCCAGCGTTATACATAGTGCGCTGCTGCATCTCAAAGTCACGCTGGTCTTCAAAGCGTTGACGCATGTCATTTAGCTGTGCCTGGTTATAACCTTGCAACGAGTTACCAGCGTTCATACCGAAGTTAGAACCTTGGCCCATTGTATTTAGACCAACACCATATGCGTTTGCTATACCGGTGTTTGCACCCATAGCCCCAGACAGTGCGTTCTGCTGGTCGGCAAATGCTTGGTTCTGGGTGTTTAAGCTGCGGTCAATCAAACTGTTTTGGATGTTTGATGCCATGTCAGCTCTGCGGTCGTCATATGCTCGGTTGGCTACGGCTGTAGCAACACCAGCGCGACTAGAGTTTGTGTTGCCAGATCCAGACGCTGCCATGTCGATCCCAGTTAATGTATTCTCCTGGAGATTACGACGATCATCACGCATAGCTGTATCTAGAAGAGATCCAGTGTTGGCATTTGCGTAGTTTATTGCGTTACCTAGGCGATCTTGCTGCTGGGCGTTGTTTACCATGCCCTGGTACTGGCCGTACATGTTGTTTGCGTTAGCACCAAAGCCAGCGTTGTTGCCCATCATGGCGTTGCCAGAGTTCATCATGCCCATGCCAAAGTTGCCCATAGTGTTGGCAGTTCCAGTTTGGAAAGCGTTTGGGCCAGCGTATGTTTGCCCAGTGTAGGCACCAGTGTTTAAGACACCATCTAGTGCAGCTTCTGAGCCTTTTAGGTTGTTGTCCACATACGGTTTGTATTGGTTAAAACCAGCCATAAGTGCAGCATTTTGTGCAGCTTGGTTCTTGCGATCTTCTTTTTTACCTAAGTACCCTAGACCAGCACCTAGTAGTGCTCCAGCTATTTGGAATCCCATGATATCATATTCCTTTGTTTATATGTTCTATACGGCTATCCAAGCTGTGCCATTGTACACAACAAGTTTAGATACGCCTTGTCCTAATGGTTCCCAAGGATACACGGCATAACGCACCATGCCTTTTCTTGGGTTAGGTGGTTCTCTATCGGTAACTTGGGTACTGGCGTCTGCTAATGATTTTATAGACGCTTCTATTTCTCTTAGTTCTTCCTGTAAGTAGTTGGGAAGGAACTCTGGAGAGAGTGTTGGTGCTTGGCGTCTAACGTATGCAGACACCAGCATGTTTATTTTATCTGAGATAGCCATATTGTCAGTTACCTCCGGCCAGTGACAGTGATCTCAACATCCATACCAGTGAAGTTAAAATCTTTGTCAGCTGTGGTTGCCAACTTGTACGACAAGTATCTGCCAGACATACGGGCATCCACTTTGTAGTCGGTTAGAGCATTAAAAGTTACTACACCACCATAGTTAGGCGTAGCATGAGGTGTATCGGCTGCCCCAAAAGTAAACTCAAACTGTCCGTTTGAACTGTCAGTAGATACCTGGGGTGCTAGTCTTGAGATAACTTTGTAGCCAGTAAGTGGTACACCTTGTTCGTCCAGGTCAAGACCCACACGCTCTATAAAGAAGGGCTTAGATACTGCCGTGTCTATAGCTTGCGATAGACTACCTTTTTCTATCAAGTCGATACCATAGACCTTACTGTTAGCTACCCCACCCCCAGCTTTTGCTAGTACAAGTGGGTGCCTTTGGTATGGACTTTCTTGTGAGTGATATGAGCCACCTACAGTTTCATAGGTAGTCGTAGCGTCTGCATATGTTGACGCTGTGTTTACGTTGGCTTCAGCACCAGCGACTACGTTAGGTAAATCATAGAATGACCAGATGTCTTCTTTGTAGTTGTAGACAGCGGCTCGGTTACACGCATCACCATCTGCGTACTCAGCCATGTCGTCGCCACTATGGTAACAGAAGTACACCTCTTCGAGCATTGAGTTATGCAAGACAAAACACTGTTCAGTCTTAGAGTTGTCTAGGCCGTTAAAGATGTAGTCTCGGACTCGACCATCGCATATAGACTGTCTGGTGTTGCCATCAGTTACATAGATGTCATCGCGGTCAAAGACGTAATGCTTTCCCTCGATCTCTTGTATACAATTCTGGTTGATGACCCCAGCATCGTCAAAGAGTTTCCTAAAGTTAAAGATAAACGCACCGCCTACAAACTCCATCATCCACACTTGGTCTTGTGAATACACCAGGAAGTTGGAGCCTAGGGTTGCACCATCAACAATAGGGGTCTTCATTTGCACAAGGTCATTGAAGCCAGCACTGTTGGTTAAGTCTGCTGCATCCCATGTACTTGGGACTTGGTTAGCTAGAACTGGGTCACTAAATCGAACCCTGTTAGGGAACTCTACGCCCCCTTCAATAGTGCCTAGTGCAAGTAAGAAGTCACCATAGGATCGTATAGCTGTTGTCGTAACACCAGAAGGCCAGTTAGGTAACGCAGTAAAGTTAGTTGCGCTGGGAACTCTATGGATTGGCACAGTGTTTGCCCTGTTGATGTACTGTACGTCTGCCAGGATCGTGGCTGTCACGGGTGTGATAGACGATGCAGACAGTGAACTGTTGAACTTTTGTGATAAGACACCATTAGACATCTCAAAGATGTCAAAGGTATCATCTACTATCAATACTGTATCAAAACCTGAGAGAGCACTGACACCATAGATGAACTTAGGGCTAACTGTAAGGTTGCCTGATGAGATGCTTCTGTAGATGGGTGCTCTGGTTACTTTGGCCTCGTTGAACCTGACGTTCTTGGCGCGTGTATAGGCATTGATAGGTAGACTGTATGGGTCGATGTCCGTAACGACACCAACAGACCCCAGCCCACGGATAGGGAGGTTAGTCATAGTGGGCTATTCCTCTTCTTATGTTTTCATTATGTACGCTAGGGCATAGTAGGGCGGTCTGTTCTCATGCGAACTTCCGCTACCCGTGTTGCCTGTAGTACCACTGATTGTAACTGTGTGGTTGTGGCTACCAGCGGCTCCCGTAGTCCCACCTAGTGTATTTCCTTCAAGCAGACCTACAGAATTAGAGCCAGAGTCACCATCGCGTCCAGAGTCTCCAGGATGCGGTAGAGCCACAGACCCGTGGGTGTGGTTGCCTTCAGTGTTCGTAGTACCAGAGCCACTGAAGCTATGGCTGTGTGCTGGTAGGTTGGCTGTAGATAAGCTGACACTATCAGTACCACCAGTGGCGTTGACTGCATAAGATGAACCAGCACCCACCACAAACCGATTACGAAGGTCTGGGGTACTGTTGGAGCCATTACATAAGACCCAACCAGAAGGGATCGCTGAGACTGCCCCAGACCACATAATGATACCACCGGAAGGAATACCGCCAGTGGCAGCTATAGCATTCAATTGTGCTGTTGTGGCAGTCAATCCGTCTAGCTTATTGATCTCTGCTGGTGACGCTGTGACACCGGTGAGTGCATTGAGTTCTGTGTGTGTCGATGTGATTGCACCAGTGACGTTGGGTAACGTAGCTTTGATGGTAGACTTTAGTAGTCTGATGTGGTCGTCAGCTTGCGCCAGGCCGTCCGTAGAGGCTGGGTTTGAGGCGTTGAGACTGTTGACGTATGTTCCTGATTCAAGTGCCATAGTTCTGGGATCCTACTTATGTGTTTCTGGGACGACTG